AGCGCTTTCTATGCACCAAGCGGAGACAAAATCAACGTACCGCATAAAAGTAGCTTTTTAACTGAGTCAAACTATTACGCTACTGTATTTCATGAGCTAACGCATTGGTCAGGGCATGAGCTACGTTGTAACCGTAACTTAAAAGGGCGGTTCGGTAATCCTTTGTATGCGTTTGAGGAACTAGTTGCGGAAATGGGCGCGGCGTTTTTATGTCAAGACTACCGTATCGCCGGTGAACTACGTCACGCCGGATATATTGAATCATGGCTTAAAGTATTGAAAGAGGATAGTAAAGCCATTTTTAAAGCCGCCGCGCTAGCTCAAAAGGCGGCGGACTGTATCAACGGCTTAAACGTAGAAAACGCCGATAACGTAGCGTTACCCCTCGCCGCATAAAAACCTAGCGTGTAGGGCGTTTTATAGCGCCCTATGCGGTACGTTTTAACGTGCCATTTCCTAACTAACCTACTAAGGGGTAAACCATGAAAGATAGCTATAGCGTCATAAGACACCAGTTGCATAGTATTAGAGTAGTGATACGTCATCACTATGCAAAGCGCCATGTATACGGCAACACGCCGGCGAAAGAATGGATAAACGAGCTACGCCGTATCCGCGTTGATAGTGGTTTTTTTGAATTATCAAATCACAAGGGGTAAACCATGACTATCACAATCACAAGCGCCGGCGAAATGGTACGCACTAAAAAACCTAGAAAGTCCCCCACGCGCAAGGTGCGCCATGCTGCCGAAAAGAGGGTTTTTCCTACGTGCCATGCCAATATGACTACTCTCGCGTATGTCCATGCGTATCACCAAGCTAACGCGGCGGTACACCTTACAACCGTTGAATATATTGGGGGTTAAGCCATGCACAAAATAGACCACGCCGCCATTCTTTTCGCCTACCTATCGCGCCTAACTATGGGCGATATAGAGCATATCCAAAATCAAAATCTTGCATGGTCTCAGGCATCATTAAACGGCAACAACGCCGCGCAAGCTGCCACACGCGCCGGTATGTATGCCGCCGTAGCTAACGCCGTAAATAACCTGATAGAGCATGACGTTGAATTGATTGAGAAAACACTCAAAGGGTTTAAACCCAATATCTAAGCGCCTAGCGTGTAGCGCCTACCAAATGGGCGCTATGCGGTACGCACTCGTTTACCAATTTCCTAACCACTAAGGGGTAACCTATGAAATATGAAGTACAACATTGGACGCTATGCAATAGCTGGATAAACACTTGGACGGTGACCGATAGCGAGGGCAACGAAAGCCCTAGCTATTTTCCCTCATACGCGCAAGCGCAAGCTGCATTGTCTGATTTCTTAAAAGAAGAGCTAATCGAATACCAGAACGGCAACATTGAAAGCCCCTACACGTCTGAAGAGTTCCGGATTACTCCGGTAACCCATTAAGCCCCATAAACCCCCCACGCGCCTACGGGCGCTTAACCGGAGACAAACCCCATGCAAAGCCGATACATTTTTGATAAGGTCAATCAAGATATAACCGCCGCCATAGCGCGACAAGTAGACCGCGATTCCCCTATACGCGCACACACGCCCACAAATGATGATTTGGTTTGCGCCATAATCTTTGTCGTG